CCCGCACGGGTGACGCCCGCGATGATTCCGAACAGGTTTGACTCATGCGTTTCATGCGTCACATACTGTTCCAGAAACTCCGTAGCCTCACGCTTCGACAGTTTATAATCCGACGACACTGCGGCGATGACACCCTTCGTGCTGCTCTTGCCAATCTGCAACGAGCGAGTGGCGAGGAACTGCTTGATACCCGGCGACAGAAGAGGAATCTGCTGCTGAATATTCTCAGCGATTTCCAACTTCAGTTTGGCGAGATCAATATTGCCACGATGAACACGACGAATCTTTTCGCCCGCAGTCTGGCCCCAAATGCAACCGTTCAAGCAGATGGCACGAAACAGGCTAGGAACCTGCGAGATACGGCGAGTGCCAACCTCACAATTTCCGACACTAATCATCCCACCATAATCCGTATCGTCATCCTGCCCGTAGTCCATAATGGTATCGGGAATAAGAACGTTACCATAGATGGTATCCTCGTCGCCCTTCCAATGGCTGAATCGACCATCTGGAATAAACTCACGAACAACGTCGAGATACCAACGATTATCAACTGGGGCGTATTGCTCAGTCACGAACGCTCTAGCAGTACCATCGGTATAGGTACGGATGCGGAACTTCTTATCAGATTCAATTCGACGCATGGCATTGTTTCCAACGGCGACCATCGTAGAAGCATCACTATCATCGAATCCCTCGATGTTTCGCATCTCACGAAGGAACGACGAGGAAGTCACGCCCGTTCGAACGCTGAACTGCTCGATGCAGTGGTCAGTAGGACGAAACGTTCGACCATCCGCAACGCGGAAACGAAACTCACCATTGTGAACAACGCAAGAAATATTCTTGATTTCAGTCAGAATATCCTCACGATTATCGACGGCAGTCTGTGCTTCCTGCATGACATCTTCGTAAGACTTGGTTTTCGACCACCAATCCTTATGAACATGCGTACCCTCTGCAAAACCGGTGCCAGTAACACCCTGCAAATTGCGAACAAACGCACCAGCGTTCTTGTCGGAATCAATCGTCAAACGGTTATAATCGCTCATTATCATCATCTCCTAGTAGTGGGAAGGTTTCTCTTATTATACAGCGTCAGGCGTTGTTGTCAACGTCAGGCGGAAAAAGTTTATCGAAGCAGTCGGAACAAGTGTTACTGATGAGCAATTCACGCTCACCCGCAGTAAGATACGGAAGAATATCTTGAACAAATCCAGAACCAGACATCCATGACGTATAATCTTCACGACAAAGGAAGATAAGATATGTCTTATAACATAGACGACAATCCGCTTCCAAAACCATGTCAAAAACAGCAGTATTTGCAGCAACCATAACGACTCCTTTTCCACGATCATACCATGTATATCGTCAGTGTCAAGGGGTGAGCATTAGAAATTTCTCTTAGACGTAAATGCTTGTGGCATAAGGACTTATGGCGAACGCGGCCCGCCGCCCCGTTCCTAAACCCTTACTGGCAAAGGACTTATGGCGACTGTCTATATAATAGCAAAACCCCGCCCATTATTATGAGCGAGGTTTGCTTGTGTGATGACTACATCTTTATTTAGTAGATAAATATCTTACTTTTATTCATAATACTATGTATAACACACGTTATCACCATAAGAAAAATATACATCATGATCACCCCACACAAATGGACAGTAGGGCGTGTACGAGTCGAACGTACCTATGAACACCTTATAAGAGTGTCGGATGCTACCGGCTTACCTTACGCCCCATGAACGAGTGACCCGCACCATTATAGCACGGGCCACTCGCCCCGTCAAGGGATCACGACACCGATGCGTCAAGCATCTTATCGCAACGCAGGGTACGATACTGGCCGTTATTGGAGCGAACGAGAGCGTAGGCACCATGCGGCCCGAAACTCGCCTTCTCGATCACACCCTCATGCCACTTCAAAACATTCATGCTACCATGCTTCGGATACTTGCANCGAAGAACCTTACCGACAGCGATAGCNTTGCTCAACGTAATGTAACCCATAATAATCAACCTCCAAAAACTTCAGTTTCAACTTGCGAGAAAGTCACAGTGACCCTCTTCCCTTGACGATCAACCACCACGCCTTCGCGTGTGATACTAACCACAGTACCCAACTGCAACTTAGTACCAATTCCAACAATCTTCATAACATTCTCCTAAACATTACAATTCCCGATAGCCCCGGAGAGAATCGAACTCCCATCTGGAGATTAGAAGTCACCCGTTCTATCCATTGAACTACGGGGCCATAGTCACTAGGCCGATACCCAATTGTAACGACCTAGTGACCATTTGTCAAGCAGTGGCATCAGCAATCTCAGACTTGGCCTTTGCCTTGCTAACACCATCACCAGCCTGCTCGACACTGATTCCAAACTTACGATTACGGGCAACCTTCCAGCCCTGTTCGCTATACTCCTTCACGCCAGAAAACTTGACCAGCGAAGGCACATTTTCTGGAAGGCTATCAACAAGAGACGCACGAAGCGTATCCTCGATTACCTCGGTATCAAGATTATCACTCGCAACAGTCACAACAAAATCAAACGTTTTCATATTCATAACTCCTATCTTTGTGTTACACTCAATCAACCATCATGCCCTAAGTATATCACTATTATCGGCTCTGTCAACCACAATCTTGAAAAAATTTTTCTTTTGACATAACTCGTTGTGGCGTAAGGACTTATGGCGAGGGCGGCCCGCCGCGTCGGCCCTAAACCCTTACGGGTCAAGGACTTGCGACTCGTTTGAATCTGCGGCTCTTATTTCTGCAATCGCCCAAGATTCCATGTATTTAGTAGTGGCATCTGGATCGCATGGTAATAGTTTCACACACTTTCTTCGTGCATCCGTTTTGGATTCACAGTCACGCATTACAATACTAACAGTGATGTAGTGGTACATATTATTCGTCAAACCTCTTGAGTAATTGTGCAATATCCTGTTCTATACTTCTAAAATTATGTTCTATCTTACCAGACTTTTCCCTGCTTACTATTTGTGATATGATAAACGTATGATATGAACTCAAGGCCCACAACATTATTTCTTTCTCACGCTCAGTCATTTCCATTTAGTTCCCACCCCTCTTCTTGCATGATCTCATCCGTAGGTATAACGGTTGTATGCTTGTCTGCTGTAGTATAGCCCCTATATCCACGCTCGTCAACATAAAAATATTCATCTAGTACGTCATTCTCATTACATTCCCATATAGCAGTCTTACAAGCATCTCTAGCATTTTTGCTAGTACTATAGATAATGTTTAGACTTCCGCAAGAGATATAGTATTTCATGATAGTCTCCTACATCCAGTACACGAACATTCTTCATCTTCATACGGATCGTATTCAGCACTAACACTTTCAGCCCCAGTATCAATACAAACTAACTTGCGGCGACCCTTACGTTTTACATATCCAAGGTTACCAATATGATTATCCGCGAAATGAAAACCTAATTCTTCTATCTTATTACATAGGTTGTTTATATACCTAAGTTTAGATTCCCATATATCTTCACACTCACCACACGCACACTCATTACCGCCACACCCCATAACTTCTGCTTTTTCTGTTACAAATCCCCACTCTTTATAACCGCCCACAATCATTTTCTTTACTTCGCTCAATACTCTAGGGGCTAGATTATGCTCTGCAAGTTTAGACTGTGCATAGTGTGCATATTCTGCATCATCATAGGAACTAAAAGTCTTGAAGCCACTCTTTTCGTCAATAATAAAAAACGATGAGCGACTACCAGCGTCAGCAAATAAAGGTTTGGGCATAGTATATAATCTCAGTGAGAGGGAAAGAGAACGTTTGCAAGGCCGCGAACGCACAGATCGCATGATACACTACCCTTCGTCGGAGTGCAAGTAACAACACCGCGACCACGACGAATCTCGGGGCAAGTAATATACTTCGTATCGTCAATAATAACTAACTTAGGAAGTGAAGCCCGCCAAGCATCCGCGAGATTCTTACGCTTGGGGCGTTTCTTAGCAATCTTCTGGTCGCTGTCGCACCATGCGAACAGTTTGAAACCAGCGGCTTCGGCTTGTTTCTTATCTTCAGCGTTGTGGATACTAGCATATACCGCCATATACTTACTGAAAGCCACAAGGCGACTATCGTAGATATGAGTATAAAACCACATATCTGGGAGAGTCTTACCCTCTGCAAGAATACTCTCACAAGCCCACGTTACATTCTCAACATAGTCCGTATCCAGTTCACCATTGAGAAACCAATCGCCACGCTCATGCCAACGGATAGACTTGTTTTTAGAAACGGCGTCGAGGATCATCGACCTAATGCGATTCTTTTCAGTAATAAGATTCTGCATACCAGCGGGACGAACACCGGGATACATCTTCTCGGTCTGCTCTGCATAACATCCATTGTCGAGAAACTCACAATCAGACGGACAAGTATCTCCAACGGGACGAGAAACAACAATACAACCCTTACCCAACTTATCATTACCGTTTGCGACTTTCATGATTTTCTCCTGTGTCCTGCTATCTTAGCATATATATCGGCACAGTCAAGGGGAAAACTTTAGAGAGCAAAGCGTATGCCAACTACCGAAAAATCTTAGGTTGTTCGTAAAGCTTTGTCAGATAAGGACTTACGGCGAACGCGGCCCGCCCGCCGCAGCGTAAATGCTTGCGGTGTAAGGGTTTAGGACAAGTAACCTTCGCAACCAATATTCTTCAGGTCACGAAGCAGATTTTCAGCCGCCTCTTTGGTTTTCAGACGCACCGATATCTGGTTCAGGTCGCCCTTGTGCCACACGCCATAAGCGTCCCAGTGTCCGATCATACCATCGGTCCAATCCTTCGCTTCCTTCAATCCCCACCCGGTGTGCTGACGCACAGCCTTGATACAAGGAATACGATTGTTCGTGGTCATGCCACTAGTGATCGTAACATGATACTGCTCTTTTCCGTCAATAGCACTTTCCAGTGCGGCCACGATCTTTTCGCGCATTTCTGCTGGGCAGTAGATCGCCAAATCCACCGCTTCACGAACCGTCAAATCAATCTTGATCATACGTTTCCTGCTTCCTTTCTCCAATATTCTAATACGTCTTCAAGAGTTATATCATGCATCTTTACTGCTGTCAAGACCGCATCGTAATAATGTTTATTGACCCCCAATAATCTATTTCTTAGAAAGTTGATGGTCATTTTAATTGCTTGTTCTTGTTCTTTATTCATATTTTATGAAGGATAATCCTTTGGATAATCGTTTTCTGGTCGTACTGGTTTGGGCTGTCCCTCATATGGCATCCACCACGGAGCATCCATACGATCTACAATGCCGGGACTTTCTTCACAAATCAAGATATGTTCACTCACAGGATCATCCCTATGAATCTCATACCTTCCCTGCCACACTCCGATATACTCGCCAAAGTAATAAACCTTCTGCCCGTTAATAGGGCGTCGAGGACCGAAGAAACTAATCCATTCCATTACCAACCCTCCGGCATAGGAATATCACCAAGATACATATAATATGCAACTTNATTACTATCAAGAGTTTCCCAATCTTGATAACTCCAAGAAGCACCATCCCAATATAATTCACTAGGCTTATTGATACCAACAATAGCACAAAGATAGTAGCCCATATCAATAGGTTGTCCACTTCGCCATGTCATCTTCATACTCTCACAATAATTTTACGAAAGATTCTCATGCTTAGTCCTCAGTAGCATCATCAATATACCACTCGTATCCTAGTTCGTCAATAGTATCTTCTAATACTGCGATAATCTCGTCAGCATCTTCATCGTCTGGATCAATACCGGGAATATCAAATACAACATAAACCTTCATTTCATTTTCCTTGTATTATAACCAGCGAATCGTTTACGCCCCGATTCTATAACCCACCAATACCCCGATATTATGAACCCTTGGAGCAAGGTAAACACTGGTAGAAACCGTCCACGGAAATCCTCCCTAGATATGTTCATGACTCATATCGTCTGGCTCTTGGGAACGGTTACTGGTTGTATGGAGCGTGGACAGGGAATCGCACCCCGTTAGATTGGTATACTATCCTAACGTATAACCCCGTTAGGCAACCCCACGCTGCATAACAGCCGTAGGTTTATCGTACAGGTTATCCCAATCTAGTCGCTAGACCCACGCAAGTTTGTATTCTACACTCTATTATTGACTTGTCAATACCTCTTTTTCCACAATTTCTTCGCACCCACAATCCATACATAGAGAGTTGTCGTATGGACCGCCAATTACGTTACCATCCTTATCAACCCAAGCATCAAAACCAATTCTATCACTGCCACAGTCTTTACATATAACAGTCACGAATCGTACTCCTGTCTCCATCCACGCTCAATATCCTTGCGTGTACGCATACGCTTGGGACGATTGTCCATAAGCGTATCCCTGTGTTCCCGGTGACCCGTGGACAGTTCCCAACGCTTCTTGACTTTGATTTTGATATTCTCGTACTTGTGGCGGGCCGTCATACCATTTCCCATCTCTATTTAGGTGATAAAGTTTACCAGTATTAGGATCGAACGCTACTTGCCAATACATGATTGGCATCCTTGGTTTTGATTCTACCTGCTGTTGCTGGATTGTCAAGGGCGATTTTATTTGCCCAGTTGAATAATCCTTATATCCGTTATAAATCAAACCAATAACGCCAATAACGATTGTAACCCACTGAATCATCTTACTTTCCTTTCGTAGTTGCCTTGCCACATATTACTTATCGGCAACGACAAAAGGATTCTTTAGAAAAAATGACCCCACGGGGATTCGAACCCCGATAAACGGAACGAAAATCCGTTGTCCTAAACCGTTAGACGATGGGGCCAGCCACGCAACTCAGCGTCAGCCTCCGTCTCCATCATATAAGAAATTGTACCAAGCATCTTCGTCATCAACGATATAGTCGTCAGGTTCGTAACTAGCATAACTCATAACATTTTCATTATAAGTGAAATTATCCATGCAAAGGTAGCCAACATCATCAACATCATCATCACGAACCATGACTACATCTCCTTTTTACCGAGTAAGACACTTCGCACCATATTTATGATATACACAAAAGTAGATTTTCGCTCTGGTTTTAGAGATTTTGTTGACCCGTACATGCGACGGATTTCATATTTATGACATTTTCTCATGGGCATAATAGTGCCTTCGCTAGGAATCGAACCTAGAACCTAAGAGTTAAAAGCTCCTTGCTCTGCCAATTGAGCTACGAAGGCATTAACACGGGTGTCGGCCATACCAGACTATCTTTTATCTATGGCTATTTTAACGTTATTCTACCATAGACCCGTGTGTTGTCAAGCATTAAATTCTAGCATTTCATTTCCATCTTCATCTTGATAGCCATACGTCACATCTTCTACAATTTCTCTAGCCTTTTCCATATACTCATCCATATCAGACTGCTCTAGCCAGTTATCCAGTAATTCACTTGCAATTTCATCATGAATAAAGTGTAGGAAATCTTCCGGCCAATTCTCTTGGGGCGTGTTAGTATATATCTCACGCAATTGTGCGGCAGTATATGTATCAAAAATATTAGACATGACATTCCTCCTTATTCCACCAGTACGGAGCATCTCGCCCCTTTTCCCATTTTGCAAAACGTGCCTTTTCCATTATATAGTATCGGCGGTAAGAGTCAACAGCATTAGAAGATTTGTATTCGTCTGGCATAGCAAGGGCAAAGTGTGTCATAGCAACACCGGGAAACGGCATCTTCAACACATCTATCCAATACATCTTATCTATACCATCTTCACAGAAATGCCTCTTTTTAAATCTCAATGTATATTCTTTACAAAGTTGTTTGGCATGATTGCTTGCCCACGTATAATTAATCGTAGAGTCACCAACCCACTTGGTACATGGATGATTGTGGTATCCGCCTTTAAGGGGCTTCCCAGCCTGCGTAACGGGCATCATATCGTCTGTGGCACCATGCCTACGTAATGCACTGCCCAACTGCTGGTATAGTTCCACGACCATCTTTGGAACGTGCTTGTCGCAATACATCTCTGCTGCGACTACTGGATCTTCATCTAATACGAATATGTTCATACTTTCATTCTATCATGCAAAAAAGATTTGTCAACTGGCATTTTGGCTGACTACCCTCACAACCCGCTATCTGAATTCTTTAGATTAGACACTAATCCCCCCCTAGTCGGTGGTGGGCATGTGGGCGTTGATCCATTCTTCCCATCTTACCCAATCCTCCCATCTTTCCCGTTCTTCCTCAATTTGACATTCTGTCTCTTCTGCCGGTTGTACGTAATCATCATATTTTGACATTAGACGTAACTCCTTACACTACCATAACTTACCACATATATCGACACTTGTCAAGCGAAACTTGAATTTTTCCTAAGTCCTTATCAGATATAGACTTACGCCAAATCCGGCCCGCCCGCCGCGTCGTAAGTCCTTACGCGGCAAGGGTTTGCATCAAATCTTACTGTAACTGAACGAGCGTACACCGCAGTCCAGAGCATTTTCCAACGCTCCAGATACTGCCACAAGGTGATCGTACCTGTCCAAAGGATCAGTACCACCACACTCTGGAACAGAAATCACAACCATCTTATCACCAAGAAAAATACCATCTTCCGAATCATTGTCAACCGTGATGTTATCGCACATGTAATTGATCATGTTCAGAAATCCTCCCCATAATAACCATAATCTTCGTCAGTTCCGAATCCAGCATCACGCATAGCACTATCGTGGTCGCCATCCATGCTATCATCGTAGTCTTCGTCATCGTCCACACTATTTTCCTCGATGTAATAATCGTTGTAATCTTCGACCTCTTGATAGAAATCGTCGTGATAATCGTAATGATAATCGCTGTAGTTAGTTGCCATCTTATCATCCTCAGAGTTATCGTAATCGAACAAGGGATCGGGGTGACTCATCATTTTTTCCTTTTCAAACAAGATACCACGGATCGCCCACTTCGTCAAGATACACTTCGTCAAAAATATCGTCCGCACAACCGACCACTTCCGCCCAATCGAGGGGGTGGCAGTCGAGTTCGTCAATCGGCTCGACCATCGGCTCTACGATACCAGCATCGGCCATATCAGTAAGAATCGAATTGATCGTATCCAAGTCGTACATGAGAACCTCCGTTGTGGTGATGCTGGGATTCTACACTATGTATCGGCCATGTCAAGCAGAAAATCTGAGAAAAAGAATTATTTTTTGTGGCACGGCGTGTGCTATGCGAGCTTGTCCTAAGTCGTTGTGGGATAAGGACTTACGAAAAACGCGGCCCGCCCGCCGCGTCCTAAACCCTTACGGGAGAAGGACTTACGGCGAACAGTCTTGACATGTACAAAAGTACAGGAGTGTTCATACGTACACAGTTCGTGGCACGTTCTCCATAGAAATTGCGAATGCTACCATCTGCAAGTTCACATGTCACAAGTGTGCCAGTGCGAAAGAATATATCATCCCATCGACGGTACAAACTAAAACAGTTAAGAGAATTAATTTCCTCTTTATCAAGTGTGCGAATGTTTAGTACCTTGACGAGATAACGATTATTCGTACCATTTAACGGTTGGAGATAATAGAAATTGTACACATTACCAATACGAGCATTAGAAAGACTATCGTATGTACCTCCCGTAATAAGAAGTAAAACAATACAAGCAACCAGAACAAGAAATGCAATAGCGAGGGCGACGTTGAACGTATCCATGTTTTTTCCTTTTTTTCTATTATAACGTGTGAGTTGGGTTTGTCAAGAGACGAGTTGACCTTCAAGATAACATTCTGCAATTTCGGACCAGTTTACATCTTGCAAAGCAGACCAAAGCAAATCGGCCCACAATCCATTTACATTGTTTGATTCACACATATCATACATATCAGTAGTAAACTTTTCCTTCATGTATGTAGCCAGATCGTACTTGGCCGACTCATACTTAGAAAACGTCTTAGTTTCTTCTGCTTTTAGATATGTACAATACGCACGATTACGCCAGAAATAATGCATTGCTTCGCTGTTGTCAATCCACATCATAACAAGTTTAGTTTCGTGATTCATACTTCTTCACTAAATAGGGAGAAAATACCAATCGCACACGCGGCTAAAACGATAAACGCATGAAACGCTGTCATTAGTGCTATCATTCCTCGATTGTACCAGACTTGGAAACCTTGTCAAGGTATCGGTGGTAAAAATAGTATTCCAAGCGGGAGACGACATATAGAAACACGCTCCACACTACCTCGCACATCAGACCGGCGACAATAAAACATCCGATTAGAAATATGATATTATCTTGCATATAATCCTTTACTTAGTAAGACGATAACGTCGAAGCAACTCACTAGCAGCGAAACTAACGCACATGTTAGGAAACTCTCTAGCATGGACGGAAACATTACTGGAAATATTCTGCATGTTTACCATCCATCTTCCAAGTATATTCGTTTCCATCTTTCTAATAAAATCTAAAACTTGCTTTTCACTATCAGTCATTTCTAATCCTTTTCTTCAATCTTACCAAACGTTTCCGCCGCCGCAACCCCCAAAGTGAGGTATCAAACGGAATATTCTTCCTTTATGATCTCACAGTGTTCACCACAACTAGAACACATTTCATAATCCACATTACTCTCACAACCACAACAATCGGAAACGTAAATCACAACCATCTTTTCCATCTTTCACTCTCTTTCTTATGCCTCTATATAATGCACTTCCCGTGCCAAAGTCCGAAAATTATTTTTGCGATCATAAGTCGTTATGCGATAAGGGTTTACGATTTTCTCAATTTGAGACGCGGTTCGTGGCACTGTAGCATTTTGCTACACACTGTAGCATTTTGCACAGCATTTTGCTACACCACCTTTGGGGTCGCCATAAGTCGTTGCCACATAAGGACTTACGACGAATTTGGCCCGCCGCCCTTGCCGTAAGTCCTTACGCCACAAGGGTTTGCGTCGAGTTCTTAGAGAATCGTACCATCCCCTCTAATGCGGTACATGATGCCGCCGATACTGTACATACATATACCCTCTCCCATATGCTGTACAAATGTAGCCGAATAACCATGATGAGCAACAAGGCGACGGAGCGTATTTTGTACTTGAATGGTCATGTTCTCACTCATCTCCAGTAAAGGGCGACATCTCATCTTCACTAAGACTAGCATATTGCTCTGCAAGAGCAACCACCCTTTCGGGGGAACCGGGCTTGCCAACTGGGAAACGCATACGATCCTCACCGCCTACCATGCGAGGATCGACCTTCTCGACCTTATGCTTGCCAATCTTTCGAAGGGCGGAACGATTGAACTTCAATACCTTCTCACTGCGAATCGTACCACCATCAGCGGTACGCTTATCGCAAGGGATCGCAATGCCGTAGAAGATACCACGAACTGTACGCTTGTATTCTTCAACGATTCGAAACTTTTCCATCTCTTTTTCTCCTAGTGATTCTGTGAGTCTACCAAACTTTTCTTCCGCCACAACCCCCCTTATAGGGAATCACTGGATCGCATAATCATCGACCACATAACCCATTTCATCAATCTGGATGAATCCACCATCATCACAGAATCCCAACTCATGATTGATTTCGATCATGTTGTCATTATGGCGAACCCTTTCCAGAAGGTCCATTGCAAAAGCAACACGACCAACAAACGTGGTCATCTCAGTGGTATTGATCAGATCACGAAGTTCAGAAACGGTATTGAGGACGATAAGGTTTTCCATTTTTCTTTCTCTCTTTCTTTCTTTCTTTGTTGTCCTATATATATGCACTTCCTGTGCCATTCACCAAAAAATATTTTTTTCTTCCTAAGTCCTTACGCCACAATACTTTACGTCATTCTCATTTTGAGATCGCGTCGTGCCAAGGTGTGGCATTTTGCTACAGGTGTTGCATTTTGCTACAGCATTTTGCTACACTACCTTTGGTGTCAACGTAAGTCCTTGTGGCATAAGGGTTTACGACAAAAACGGCGGGCCTACGTTGACCTAAGTCCTTACGCAGCAAGGGTTTGAATCGCTAATTGGCGTAAATGAATACCTTCTCACTAAGTATACGCTTAGTTACCGTCACAATCCAATTCTTTCCACTACCATCTTCACGCATCACGCCATTGATGATACCTATGTGGGTATTTCCATTCGAATCGATCACGGCATGATACTTACCAGTTCGCATAGCGGCGAAAATCTTATCGAGACTGTTGGTAATTGGCTTATTTGCTGTTGCAAACATCTTTTTCCTTTCGTGTTGTCTCTATTCTACAGAATCTTTTATTTAGGATCGAAGCGAACACACAAGGGCGAAGCACTGATCAAATGTCAAGTAGTCTCCGACAATCTTTCCATTGTGGTATACAACGTATCGGTCGCTCGTTCTGCTTGTCCAGTAAGTCATTTGTCCCTCATTTCTCATATCGACATTATACCAAAGATTCTTGAGTCGTCAACACTGAACAAACGTTTTTTTGAGAATTTTTCTTGCATGACATAAGTCCTTACCACATATAGACTTAGGATAAAAATGGGGGGCCATAGGGGGTTTTCTGTTCAAATAGGTAAGTCTGGTAATCTAGGTAAAACACCGGGGTGGTTCACTCGCAATACAACATGATATCAAATATGTCTAACCTAATAGTTTCAGATTGTGCCAATGATACGAATATTGTGCATCTATTGAACCACACTGCATATAATAGCTACGGAGGAAACCAAAAATGCCAAAGAAAAAAACACAGAATATAGAGGCCCAACTTAAAACTAAAAGTATGGCCCAGCTAGATAGGGAAATTCGTGAGATATTAAGTAAGCCCGTTCCAGATGTAGATATGTCTGATTTATTCGCCAGTGGGAACTATACATCATACTCGCCACCACACACTATTCATGGAATTCCATACGAACAAGCCCTAGAGGAAAAATTAAGGCTTGAAGATGAAAATTCCTAAAAATCTCACAGAACAAGAAGTCATAGATACTATAACTAAGATCGCCCGACAACTGGCCCCCAAATTTGTTTTTGCATCATATGAGGTTGACGATATATTCCAAGAGGCCGTAATTATAGGAATAGACGGAATGGAAAAGTATGATGAATCTCGCCCATTGTCAAATTTCTTATTTACCCACATCTCAAATAGATTAAAGAATTTTAAACGCGATAATTACTATAGATTAGATATTGGTAGCGCCCAACAAATACAAGATCGCAAAAAACACCTTCTTGAACCTATTGGTATAGATAATATATATGCTGTATCTTCTAAAGAAGACGCCCCAAATAATATTCACATAACTGAGATCTTAAAATATATCGATGAGAAACTTCCCGCCAAATATCGCCGCGACTATCTTAAACTCAAGACAAACTCTCCTTTGCCTAAAAGCCGTAAGGCTATAATTCTTAACATCATCAAAGAAATATTAAACGAAGGTGAAGATAATGAAAAAGGGTAGATTTACTACTGATGAAATGAAATTTATCGAGGCGAATGCCGAGGTTCTTTCGAGTATTGAAATAGCCAAAGCATTAGATAGAGATCCAGAATCTATTCGTAATTGGATCGGTCTGAAGATCGGATTTTCTACTAAGCAAAAAAAAGAAGCTGAAGTTGCAAATGAATTAAAAACTAAGCCTTACTATAAAGAGCTATTTTCACAATTCTCTCCAGAAGAATTAGAAATGTTTGAGTTTCATTTTAAGAAAATGTGGAGTCAGTTTAAAGACGATGTGTTCCATACTGAAGAAATGCAAATAGTGGATACTATTAAATTAGAAATATTGATGAATAGAATTCTAAGGGGCCAACAAGATACCCAACGGGAAATTGTTCTCAATGAGCGTCTAATACAGGATGAAAAAGCAAAAGATAAAGATATGCGCGACGTAGATCTAATAGTCAATTTAGAGCGTCAGGTGGCAATGTTACGCGCATCACAAGAAACATTATCTAGAGACTATAAAGATCTACAGTCACGTAAAGCAACAATGTTAAAGGATCTTAAAGGAACACGCGAACAAAGAATTAAAGCGATTGAAGATTCTAAGCAAACATTTGCTTCACTAGTAAAAAAAATAGCTACTGATCCACAATATAGAACTACGATAGGAATAGAAATGGAAAAAATGCGATTGGCAATGGAATACGAAAAAGAACGCTTATCAGAATATCACACCTATGAGGACGGACAAGTAGACCAGCCATTTTTAACATCGGACACCATACAAGAATAAGGAACATAGGTTATGAAAAGAGCTTTAGTATTTGGGATTACTGGACAAGATGGAAGTTATTTAGCTGAGTTTTTATTAAAACAGAACTATCATGTTACAGGCGTGGCAAGAAGAGTGTCGGTAGATACAACACAGAGATTAAAGCATATTGATAACAATAGGCTAGATATTATTGAGGGCGATATTAGTGATCAATTCTGTGTCTCAAATATTATAAAGTCAAATACTCCAGATGAAATCTATAATCTGGCGGCTCAATCGCATGTTGGTACTTCTTTTAAACAGCCATCTTTAACTTGGGAAATAACCGCTGGTGGATGTCTAAATATTCTAGAATCAATACGATGTTTAAATCTTACCCAGCATGTAAAATACTATCAAGCATCTTCTAGCGAAATGTTTGGTAGAAATTATGATACTAACAATGGTCTTAAATATCAAGATGAAAATACCAAGTTTCAACCACAAAGTCCATACGCTATTGCTAAACTTGCTGCACACCATCTAGTAGATAATTATCGTAATTCTTATGGGCTTTATGCGTGTAGTGGCATATTATTCAATCATGAATCTGAAAGACGCGGAGAACAATTCGTAACACGTAAGATTACTAAGTGGATTGGCAGGTGGTATAATTCTAATAATAAGCCGACTTTTCCAGCATTGAGATTGGGCAATTTAGAGGCGCATAGGGATTGGGGTCATGCTGAAGATTACGTAAGGGCGATGTGGCTTATGTTACAACAGCCAAATGCTTCAGACTATGTTATTGCTACAAATGAGACACATAGTATTAGGGACTTTTTAAATGAGGCATTTAATTATATAGGAATTAATGATTGGAATAATCTTGTCGTACAAGATCCAGAGTTTTATAGACCATCCGAGGTTGATTATCTTTTAGGAAAAGCTACTAAAGCAAATACAATGCTTGGCTGGATTCCAAATATCAGCTTCAAAAAACTCGTTCAAAGAATGGTAAATAACGATATAAATGAAGCGAAATTATAAAGACCCAGCATATGAAGCATTTAGAAAAGAGGTACTGAAGAGAGATAAATCTACATGTCAAATGTGTAGACAAAAGAAGAAGCTTCATGTCCATCATATTATAAAGTGGTCATCTGCTTCTTCACTACGATTCGATGTCTCTAATGGAATTACATTATGCAAAAACTGTCATGAGGAGATAAGTGGCAAAGAATCGTGTTATATCTCTTATTTCAACGAAATTATAAGGAGAAACGCAGATGGATAACAAATTAGATACAAACATTAAAAAAGTCGAATTTCCTATAGATGTTTCAGTTTCGCCAAAGCCTGTTGTAAAACAACTAACCACACAAGAGCAAATTCAAAATCTTAAAGCTGGTGGATTGCTTACAGTATCGATGGATGGAGCGACCTATAATCAGTTATATGATCAATTCAAGCCGCAGAGAAGGTCTGGTGTTTTATCATTTGCATTTGACTCAGATAAAAATTTAGCAACAATAAGAAACCTCAAAAGTAATGCCACCGAGCTATAAAGTAATTAAAGATACTAGAGAGCAGGATGGATGGTTTTTTTCTCCATACGATGCTTGTATAGGTATGGAGATTAAAACATTACATACAGGAGATTATACATTAGAAGGTTTTGAAGATGTAGTTTGCGTGGAGCGTAAAGCTTGTGTTTCAGAAATAGCAATGAATCTAGGCAGAAAAAAGGGCGCATTTAATGCAGAAATAGAGCGTATGAAAGATTATGCATTTTCTTTCATAATTTGTGAATTCAATGTTGATGATATATTAAAATATCCAGAAGGATCACGGGTGCCAAGAACTTCTAGAAGTCAAGTTAAAGTTACTGGTAAATATCTTCTTAAATGCTTACTAGAATTTCAAATATGGTATAATACAAAAATTATTTTTTGTGGAAATAAAAACAATGCATTTTTAGTCTGTAATAGTTTATTTAAAAGGCTCAATGAACTTTTTCATAAGGAAAATAATAATGCACATGGAACTACCTAGCAGGGTATTTATTATGGGGCATGAGTTTGTTATTGAACCTCTTCCAAAAGAATTATTTGATTATACTGACACATATGGAGATTGTTGCACTGATAAAAGAGTAATAAGAGTATATTGTGAGACGCATTTATCAGTAATGAGGGATACTTTATTGCATGAAATATTACATGGGGTTTGGTCACTACTGGGGCTGGAAAAAAGGGAAGAAGAGGAAAAGGCTGTAAACTCTATGGCTACTTTACTTATTGGATGTATTGATGATCCACGAAATAAAGAAGTTATAGATTTTCTAATAAATAATGCAACAACAACAGATAATTAATGATGCTTGGCTTGGTATTCATGTAAATGAATCTAAGTTATTTAATCCTATGGATTTTGTTGTAGATGTCTCTGACAGCGACAATCTATTAGAAAGAATAGCTTGGCTAATGATGCGGCCAGAGTATTTTTCATTTGTCTGTAAATATATACTGAATATTGAAATCTCTCCATTTCAAGCTCTTTTCTTGCATGAATTATGGCATAGAAAATTTCCAATGCTTATTGGAAGTCGTGGCATGGGTAAATCTTTCTTATTATCTATATACCCACTTTTAAGAGCCATGTTTATGCCAGCAAGAAAAATAGTAGTAGTTGGTGCTGCATTTAGACAGTCTAAAGTTCTTTTTGAATACATGGATACAATCTGGAAGAATGCTCCTATATTGCGCGACTTATGTGACAATAATAGTGGTCCACGTAGAGATGTGGATAGATGTGTTATGCATATTAATCAAAGTACTATTACGTGCTTACCACTTGGGGATGGCAGTAAAATTAGAGGCCAAAGAGCAAATGATATTATTGCTGATGAGTTTGCTAGTATTCCTAGAGATATATTTGAAAATGTTGTTGCTGGTTTCGCTGCCGTATCCGCATCTCCAATAGATAAAGTAAAAAGTAAAGCAAGGGCTAAAAAGGCTCAAGAGTTAGGAATTAATATTGATGTAGATGTAAATAATTCAATAGAAAAATCTAATCAAATTGTTTTATCTGGAACTGCTTATTATGATTTTAATCATTTTTCAGATTATTGGAAAAGATATAAATCAATTATACAAAGCAAAGGCGATCCACATGCGTTAAAGGAAATTTTTGGCGATGAAATACCAAGTGAATTTGATTGGAAAGAATATTCTATTATACGTATGCCAGTAACTAAACTACCAGATGGATTTATGGATGAAGGCCAAATAGCAAGAGCTAAAGCCACAATACACTCTGGTATATATAATATGGAATATGGTGCATGTTTTACTACTGATAGTCAAGGTTTCTTTAAAAGAAGCTTGCTAGAATCATGTACTGCATCAATGACCAATCCAATTACTTTACCATCTGGTGAAATACATTTTGGTGCAATGCTAAAAGGCGATCCAAATAAAAAGTATATATTTGGTGTAGACCCAGCTTCTGAAGTGGATAATTTTAGTATTATTGTAGTTGAATTAAATGCCGACCATAGAAGAATAGTATATTCTTGGACCACGACTAGACAGCAACATAAAAATCAGATTAAATCTAAAATTACAGATGAAGACGATTTTTATGCCTATTGTGCTAAAAAAATTCGCTCTCTAATGCGTACATTTCCATGTGTTGAAATAGCCATTGATGCGCAGGGCGGTGGTATTGCCGTAATGGAGGCGTTGCACGATAGAGATAAAATGCAATCAGACGAAGTGGCTATTTGGCCGACAATTGAAGAAGATAAACCAAAAGATACTGATGATAATAATGGATTACATATATTGCGTATATGTCAGTTTGCTAGGGCTGATTGGCTAGCAGAAGCTAATCACGGCATGAGAAAAGACTTTGAAGATAAAGTATTATTATTCCCATTTTTTGATTCAGCTAGTATTGGATTATCTATAGAAGAAGATAAAATTGCTAATAGATTATATGATACATTGGAAGACTGCGTAATGGAAATTGAAGAATTAAAAGATGAATTATCTATGATTGTTATGACACAAACTACAAATGGCAGAGAAAGATGGGACACACCAGAGGTAAAATTAGCAGCAGGAAAAAAAAGCAGACTTAGAAAAGATAGATATTCAGCATTATTAATGGCTAATATGTCTGCAAGATCTTATGTCATATATAAGCAAAATATTGAGTATGGTGCTATAGGCGGTTTTGCTATGACTGATAAAGCATCAAAATTTAACAATGAAAAATTATTTTATGGACCAAATTGGTTTACTGAAAAAACGCAAAATCTATATTGATTGTGTAAAATATAATATAATACAATTGACAATACCATTAATCGGAGATCAATACTAATGTCAAAAGAACCATTATACAAGACATGGGAAAGTGAAACTCAAAAACAAGCAGCGTATGACCAAACCCATGACAATATTGAAGCGTATGATGGTATACAAAAAGCTGTAGCCTATGGCAGGCGTACTAGTTATTTAGACATTGAGCCAAATCGATCTGTTAGAACTTCTTTTCTTAGAGAAGACTATGATAATTTTAGGCCCGGTGAACATGTTTCAAATTATCAAAAACGCATCATTAAGATGTGTATGCAGGCTTATGATAAAGTTGGCATCGTTAGAAATGTTATTGATTTAATGAGCGATTTTGCGGCTCAAGGATTAACAATTGTTCATCCTAATAAAAATGTTGAAAGATTTTATAGAAAATGGTTTGTTCAAATAGGTGGTGTTGATCGATCTGAAAGGTTTTTGAATTATCTTTATAGATGTGGTAACGTAGTTGTAAAAAGAAGAACAGCTAAATTAAATAGAGAAAATGAACAAGAGATACTAAAGACCAGTGGTGCAGATATAGATTTGTCTATAACGAAGGTAAAAAGAAGAGAGATACCTTGGGTATATGACTTTCTCAATCCGATTGCTATTGATGTTGTAAATTATGGTGGATACATAGTTGGTAAACCAGAATATGTATTAAATATTTCAAAGTATACATATGAGTCTTTGACTAAAAGTACAGAAGGCAATAAAGCAATTTTCAAGACTTTGCCAAATGATCTACAAAAAAGAATAGAAGGTGGCGACAGAAGAATACCACTTAATTTAGATGAAGTATCGTTTTATCATTATAAAAAAGATGATTGGTTATTATGGGCCAATCCTATGATATATGCAATATTAGACGATATTATCATGTTAGAAAAAATGAAACTTGCAGATCTAGCCGCTTTAGATGGCGCAATTTCTAATGTCAGATTATGGACTATTGGAGATTTAGATAATAAAATTATACCAACTAAAGCCGCTATTAATAAATTAAGAGATATTTTAGCAAGCAACGTTGGTGGCGGAACTATGGATTTAGTATGGGGTCCAGAATTAAAGTTTACAGAAAGTCAATCGCAAGTTTATAGATTTTTAGGATCAGAAAAATATCAACCAGTATTAACTAGCATATATGCGGGATTGGGTATCCCACCAACATTAACTGGGGCAACTAGTAATGGCGGATATACTAATAATTATGTTTCTTTAAAAACATTGATTGAAAGACTAGAATATGGTAGAGAAATACTTGCGCAATTTTGGCGTAAAGAAATTGAAATAGTTCGTAAGGCTATGAATTTTAGATTTCCAGCAGAAATTCATTTTGATTCAATAGTTCTATCTGACGAAGCTGCACAAAAACAATTACTTATTCAGTTAGCTGATAGAGACATAATTTCTCAAGAAACATTATTAGAGAGATTTAGAGAACTGCCATCAATAGAAAGAGTAAGAGTGAGGCGAGAAGAGCGAGATAGAAAAGCAGATATTATTCCAGAAAAAGCTAGTCCTTTTCATAATCCTCAACATAAAAACGAGATTGAAAAAATCGCTCTTAATAAAGATATGTTGTCTGATGAATATTTTGAAGAAATTGATTTACCAATTAAAGATGCTGTTGTAGTTACCGAAAATTCAATACCTAATGTTCCACAACAAAAGCAAAATACAGAAGTAAAAACCCCCGGTAGACCACCATTTACTAGGGATACCCAAAAACGTAAACAAAAGCGTGTCTTGCCAAAAACTGGTGAAGCATCTACAGCATTATTATGGGGTATTGACGCCCAAAACCAAATTGCTGATATTTTAAATCCAGTAGCTTTAAAACATTTTAATAAACCAAATATACGTAGTTTAAATAAAGACGAACTTAATCAATTGGATCATTTAAAACTACGAGTATTTTCTAATATGCAAATATTTGAATCAGTTACCGAAGATGGTATTAAGACTATACTTGATAGTAAGCAAAATATACCAACACAATGTATGAATGAGATTAATTTACAAATTAAGGCATTCAATACCCACAATAATAGACATGCAACAACTAATGAATTGAAATTTATTTATGCTTCTGCATTGTGTGAATATGATAAAAATAATGAATAAACTCCACTAATGGTTTTTTTTGTGTAGTATTTTTTTGGAGGTACTTACTGAATGAAAATATATAAACAAGAAATATTAGATGGTTTAGAGCAAGCTCTATCATCGAGTAATACAATTGCATATTGTTCATTGGCAGAAAAGTATACACCAAACGCACAACAAAAAACAGATACTATAGATAAGCTTAACTCAACACAAGCCTTAGAAGCCGGTAATAAAGATCAAATAGATCT